AAAACCATTATTTGCAAAAAAATGTCTTTATTATGGTGCTAAATTACCACATAAAAAAATGACATTAATGGGTGAATGGTATTATGATTTTAGTACAAACTCAATCCACATGATAATTGATTATAACACTGAAACTGTTAAATTTCATTGGGAAGATATGGATGATGAACCATCAAGAGTTGAACAATTAAATAAAATTGCAGAATTAGAATATAAAATTAAAGAAGCAGAAAAACAGTTGGAATAATTAACCTCTAGAAAATCTTTGGTCTTTAGTTTGATCTCTAGTTATTCCATTTCCTATATATTCACCGGGATTTCTTGCATAAAATTTTCTTTTAATTATTTCATCAGGTGCATTATTTCTTCCACCTGATTTTCTATATGTTTTATGAACTAAAGATAATCGTTTCATACATTTATCACATAAAGAACAATTTATTTGCCATGAATCATTAAAAACCCAATCTGCGTGTATATCACATAATTCATAACTTGTTTTTTTAGTTATTAAACACATTAATCCTTCTGTTCCTCTTTTTTCCATACACTCACCACACATATAGATCAATGTACTAATTACCTTATCATAAGTGCTACAACCATAACAATAGCCTTCACTATATTGGTTAATTTTTGTTTGTTCATCTTCTTGAACACGTTGTCTTAAATTTTTTGTATGTTGATTTTCTTTTTTTGCCTTTTCTTTTAGATCATTTACTCTAATTCTATCCTTAGAATCTAATCCATCATCATCTGTCCAACCAAATCTTTTACCCATTATCCAACTATCTCTTTAAGGATATATAAGATTTTCTCAGGGTGTATTCCCTTAGATTGAAAATATTGAACAATATTATATGCAGTTGCGTATGGCTTTTTATCCATATATTCTTTTATTTCCTTTAATAATTCAGTATCAGATTGCATTTTCCTTGTGTGTTTTTTCATGTTTAAAGATTTTTTCCATATCTTCAACTCTTAAATGATAAGATCCTTCATTTTGAGTAGTAAAATCACAATAAGGACAGTTGTATTTCATTAATCTTTATCAACCTGTTCCTTTAAAAATTTATCCCATTCTGATTGATTCATACCTTTTTTAATATTTTTGACTAATTCTGCTTTGTTACTTAATGTAGTTCCTGTTCCACTTGCAGGACTACTATCACCTGTTCCCCCTATATCACTTGGTCGTGCAATTTTTGGTTCACCATCAAATTTTTGTGCTTCACCTTCTTTTTTAGGTGAACTTGATTTTGTTTTATCATTTTTTCCACCGCCAATATTTTCACCTGTACCCATTCCACCACCCATCATCATTTCTTGTTTTTCAGGGTTTGGATATTGTGATACTAATATATTATTCTCGCCATCAAATGCAACGTCAAATCCCATACCATATAATTTTACAGTGTTATCGATCTTTTGTCCTCTAACCTGTTCCTCTCTAAGTTCATCAATTTCTTCACTTGTTACTAATTCAATTTTCCAATCATATATTTCCATTATATTGCTAACCTCATCAAAGAACTGCTCGTTCAAAAATCTTTGAAACCATTTAATAGTTCTGTTTGTAAGAGTAACCTGAAGTGCTTCATTTCCTAATCCTGCTTTAGCCTGCTCACCATAGAATAATGGTTGAACACCATATACAGTTGATATAATTTGTCTTAGTTCTTTTCTCATTTCAGTTAATTCAAGTTCTTTAAAGTTTGGTGTAAGATCAACAAATTGAAGTGCTTGACTTACATTTTCAGTATTTAGTAATATCGGTCTAGGCATATATGGATCTTGTCTTGCACCTTGACGTTGTTTTTCCATGAAAGCTGCAACTGATTCTTGGTTTCTACTACCCATAACTAACAAACTTTTTGGTGGTCTTTCCTTATCAAAGTATTTCCACATATATTCATCTTGGAACATTAATGATAATACTTTCTTCCATACTGATTGAATTGGGGAATTTCCATATAAAACATCAGGATAATATTTTCCCGGAATCCAAATTACTTCTTTTTGACTATAATACATCTTCTTTGGACTACTTAATGGAACTCCATAAGGAACACTGTTAGTTTCCATAAATGCGTTAAATGCCTTACAACCGCATTTTGGACAAACTGGTGTTTCTAAAACTGTATCTCTATGTTGATATTGTGGGCATATATATCGTGGTTTACCATCTGCACCTATACCAAGAACTGCTTCATCACTTGCAATTATACTACATTGAATTGGGTGAACTCTTATAATTTCATCTAATTTACTTTTTTCAATACTCATAACTGCTTCTTTTGTTGCACCTGTTAATTCATCAGGGCGATCTAATTTTTTTATAGCCCATTTTCTTGTCACTAAAACATAACAACCGTCAATAATATCTAAATCTCTTTCAGCTTGTCTTGCAACAATTTTTAATGTTTGTTGGTTGTTATTTACTCTTTTATCTAATAATGCTTGTAATATTGCTCTATTTTTTGGATCAGGTTTTGCCCATTTTCTAGGATTATCGTTTCCACATTCAGTACATTGTAGTTTTTCTTTTGCTTTATTTTGTGCATCTTGTAAAGAAACATATTCTTTTAATGGTTTTTGTTCATATTCTTTTAAACATACTAAACATTTATGATGGTATCTTGGTATAACTTGTAATCCATTTCTAAACATTTCTCGTTGAATAGTTTCAATAACTGCTCTTAAATCACCTACATAATCTGCTAATTCATACATTCTGTTTGGTGCAACACGCCACATTGGAATTTTACTTCCATCAGGTGTATCCATGAAAGGATATGGTGTACTTGCCCTACTATTTGAGTGAAGATACTCATCATTTATTGCTTTACGCATGGAATAATGGTCTTGAGTTACTCGTTCATAATCCCCTTTCTCTACCACTTTGAAGTTTCTTACGTCTAAATTATCCCTAACCTTGCTAAAGAATCCCATATTTAACCAAACTATTAATCGTATATAAGTTTTTAAATATATTCTTCTTCACACTTTTCACATTCAAATAATGGTTCGCCATTATGTTTAAATGGTGTTTTTTTGAGATTTCCCCCGCATAATTCACAATCAGTCAATGATTATATCGATCAGATCGCTAATATAAACCTACTATTCTTCTTCTTTCTTTTCTTCTCGTTTCTTTTTAGCTTTGTCCGCTTTTCGTTTCTTTTCTATTTCTTCTGCCACTTCTTGATCAACTACTCCTTCCTCACTAAGACCAAACATTACCTCTACTTGTGCGTGTTTCGGACTATCAACCATTTTACCCATTCTATAAGCCCCTGATTTTTTGAAATAGACTCTATAAGTAGATTTATGTGCTAAAACTGTTCCACCAATAGCAGTTACAGGATCACCATAGAAAACTCCGGGATTAATCATTACTTGATTAGTCCATATAATTGCAATATTATGAAAATTTGCCATATTAGAAGCCATAGTTAAAAATTCATCTAAGTATTTTTGTCGTTCAGATAACATACCTCTACCGCTATAATCCTGTCTAAACAAACCTGTTGCACTATCTATAATAATTAATTTAATTTTTTCATCTTCTACTAATAATTTTTCTAATTCTTGAAGAATTAAATATTGATCTGCTGAGTTATATGCTTTGGCTCTTATAATATTATTAAGTGCAGTTTCTTCATCAATATCAACTGATTCTGCTATCGTTTTTATTCTTGAAGGTTCAAATGTTCCTTCTGAGTCTATCCAAACACACTTACCTTCTAATCCCCCCTTATCTTTTTCAAGTTGAACTCTTACTGCCATTGTGTGACAGAATTGTGTTTTACCACAACCGAACTCCCCATATATCTCGGTTGTAGCACCACACTCGATCCCACCAGTAAATAATTTATCAAGTGCCTTAGTTCCTGTAGAGATTTTTTCTAGATCTTGATCTTCAGATTTTGCTTCCAAACCTGATTGAAATACTGGCGAATCATCATAAACTGCTCTTGCTTTTTTAAATAATTCCATAGCGGAATCGTTATCAATTCCTAACATTTCTGCTACTTTAGGTGGTGGTATAACGAATAATTGCTCTACTGTTGTAATTCCATTTTTATCAAATTTCTTTGCTGTTCCATCACCAATTCCTTTTAATTTTTTAATATCCATAACTTTTAATACAAGACGTTCTATATAACTCTATGGCAACTGCTACGGTTTATACCATAAAAGATGATTTAGTTATTGATCAATTTGATTGTGATTATAATTATGCGATTGGTGCATTTTGGGGAAAACCTAATCCAAAAGGAGTTTATTATATTGCTAAAAAAGGAGTATCTATTCCTTATCAGCATCGGAAGAAGATTTTAAAGGATGTGAAACGTCAGGTTGATCAAGAATAATTTCTCTAACTTTTTCAATTAATTCTTCCTTAGTTAAATTATCATCATTTGTTACTTCTTCAATATCTTTTTGACATTGTTTTATAATGTCAAATACTGCCATTTGTTTTTGGGTGAGTTTAATAAAAGCATTATTAGTTATAAATAATGCTCTAGCTAAATCGTGATTTTTTAATTGTCCTATTGGTAATTCAACTATAACTGCTGATTCTTTCTTTATAGAGTTATATGGAACTTTTCTTAAATCTTTAAGCTGTTGTTTTATTGCTGGGTTTATTACCACCATAGAATATATTCTAAGATCTTATATTTAAAACTGCCTATGATCATGATCATGATCATAAGCTTTATAAGTGAAAAAATTCCTGATATAACTATATGATCATATATAGTATGGTTATATGTTCATAGTAGTATATAAAGGTTGTATGATCATGATCATAGTCGTAATACAGTAAACTTAAATTCTTGTCATTATAATAATTCTCATGTCAAGAAAATGGCGACCTCAAAATATGCGTATAATTAATCGGGAAGATTCTGAAGAAAAAGGAGTATGTTATGAAGAATCAAAACAAACATGGCTTACATTACATAAACATATTAGTGAAGAAGATCTTATATATACTTCAATAGAAGAAACAATTCATCAATGTTTTGCCATGATGGGATTAAATGATATTAGTAATACAGAACAGGAAGAATGGTTTATTGAACAAATGTTTTGGGTATTAAATGGTTGGGTTCTTATAGACGAACACCAAGAGTAAATAGTGCAATTATAGCAGGAACAATAGCACAAACAATAGTTATTCTCATTCTTTTGGACATGGTTTTAGTTTGTTTTAATTCTTTTAATGCCTCACTAACTGCTATATGAGCATCGGTTTGTCTTTTAAGATCATAAACTTCTTCCTTAATAGCATTTATATCTTCTTGTGTTTCCTTATGTAAGGTGTCCATTCTCTTAAATACATTTGCAAATTTCTGCTCCATAGCACGATAAAATTCGTCATTTGAGATCATATAGTTAATAAAGGTTTCTGTTATTTAAAGTTAGCAATACCTGTCTAATAATCTTTGGCAGGCTTCGGCTCTACGTTTATAAAAATCCTCTTTAGTCATTTCATGTTTTTGATTAAACAGATCTAATAAATCCCGCCATTGTTTTTCATGAGGATCTTTCTTATCAGGCATTATTATATAAAAATTATTCTATTATATAAATGTTAGTAACAACCCAATATCTTTATTCCATGATCAAATAAACAATAGTCATCTATGACAACTGGTTGTGGTTTTTGATAACCATCAGTACCATAAAGATAGCCAAGCATAAATTTATCTGATATTTTAATTTCAAAAACTTCATTACTAAATGGTTTTAAACTTGGAGTCATTGTAGAACGATCATGTCCTTTTGGTGCATTACTCTCATAATGTCCTAAACCTAACCCATGCCCCAATTCATGCAGAACTATATTATATACAGTTTGTAATGGTAATTTTTCTTTTTTAAGATTAATCTCAAATTTAGTTAATCCTGTTTCAGGATCTTTCTTTGCATCATCAAAGTTCAAAACTATACTTGTATTTTTTACTGCGTGTAGATATACAACTATAAATGTGAATTTATGAGAACTGTTAGCAAAATCAATACCCGTTAAACCTAATGCTTTATTATCAGGTTCTTCATTAAATGCTTCATAAGTTAAAAATATATTACAATGTCTATATTCATCAGGGGTTTTATTCCAATGTTCTTCATAAGGAACTGTACTGTGTATATACATACTCCAATCACCTTCAGGTAAAAATTCTGTCATTTCTACTTGCCAATCAAGTATAGCTTTCCATGATTCTATCTCTACAGCTTTCCAATAATCCCAATCAACATTTGTTGGGTTAGGTTCAAATAAACAAACCTGTGGTCTAACATCATGTCTTATACCAAGATATTCATATTTATCACTTTCAGGATATTGGGCAAGTGTATTAATTGGAATTAATAATAAAATAGCTATAACACTTATAAAAGTGATAGTTAAAATTTTGTTCATAATAATTTTTAAAACTTCCACATATAAAGATTTATATTTTGGATATATATTAAAAGATATATGAAATATTGTCCGTCATGTGGAACTACTAATAATCAAGAAGAATCACAAGAACGAAAAGAACCTGAATATCCTGAAGTTTATTTTATTGATGTTATTCTTTTATGTGAAAAATGCGGTTTAGGTTGGAACTGTGTAGGAACAAAAAAGGTTAAATAGTAGTATATAAATCAATTCTTATGGCAGATCTTAATATGGCAGATGGCTTAGCAAGACTTCTTAGACTTGTTCCCGGAATTACCCTCGATAATAGAGCAATTAAATTACTTTCAGAAGGTAAAATGAATCAAGTTATGGCAGAATTTAATGGCACTTGGGAACAACAATTTAAAGAGGAAAAAAGTGTTGATGAATTAGAAGAAGTAACAAAAGAGGAAAAACCAAAAAAACCAAAGAAAAAACGTTCAGTAAAAAGCCTATTAGGCAAGAACGATAAAGGTATTGACGATAAAAAAGATTAATTTAATTTATATAATATCTAGTTAAAAAACAAGTATGTCTTATGTAGAGATAGGTGCAAAGGAACTTTCCCGTATGCTTAGTATAATGTCCGCTTATTTTGGGGATAAGAAAATGTCAGAAGATGATATAAATTTAAAGAAAAAACTAGAAGTAATGTATCAAGCAGAAAAGGATTGGGATAATGTTGATCTCAGTGATGAAAGTGATAATAAAGAAGAAGATAATTAATATAGTATTGATTTTATTGAAATATGAACCTTAGGGGAGTCAGGCTAAAGTTCGTTCATGTGTGAAGTCGGAAAATATAAACGATTCATCACATACCCTCGTGGTTGAGATACACCACGAGTGGACATTTACAAAACTTTATATATAATAGACGTATATAAAAGTTATGTCTTTACGGACAGATTATTGTATCAAATGTGATGCAATACATGAAATATGTAAACAGTGTCCAAACTGTGGAATCCAAGAATGTTTTGAACTTTGATTCCATTAACCCTTTTTTCGATACATTTATATTACTAATGTATGTTTAACAATTATTGAAAACACAACTACTATTACTTGTATTGATCGCAATACCATTAACAAGTATTGCATACGCAGAAACACCTTCACATATTGAAATTTGGGATCACCCATTTGAAGCAATAGTAATGGAAGGCGGAAGTATTACAATTCATAATGAGAGTGATACAAATTATAATTTTGTTTCATGGGGTTGGTTTGATGAAGTTTATCTTCAACCAAATGATTCAATCACAATAGAATTACCAAATGCAGATTGTGGTAATTATTGTTTTATTCCCGGAGTCTATTACTTTACAGATTTAGATGACGAAATAGTTTCTTTACTTACAATAGAAGCAAAACCTGTTCCAATAGTTGAAACCCCAACACCACAACCAACACAACAAATAGTGCCAACAAATTCAACTAGTGCTAATATATTACCAATAATTCATACTGGTGCTAATCATACAATGGAAAAATATACTGAATTAATGTTAGGTGAAACCTTCACTGTTACAAATTTACATCCATACGAAACCATCCACTTTGAAAATCTTGGTGGAATAGATATTAGTATTGGTGTAGGTGCTACTTGGTCAACCGATCAATTAAATGTCGGAACTCATGTTTGGAAAGATCAATTTGGTGAATCGGGAACAGTTGTTATAAATGTTCCAAGAAATGATCCACAACCTACACTACCAACGGCTTCAACATCAAATGATATATCAAACGGTGCTGATACTGAAGTATTAGATTTAAGACTTAGAATACTTCAAGTCTTGGAAAGTATATTTAAGATAGTTTTAAATTAAGTTAGATTTATATTCAATTAACTTTATATGAGCCTATATCTTAGTAAATCTACTTATGTCCAACGAAGAAATTTCAAAATGCCCAAACTGTAAAGACGGGGGTATTATAATTAATTCAGGTGGGTGTCATACTTGTATGACTTGCTCATGGAGTGCTTGTCCAAGCGGTTAAGAATTAGATAGATTTATATCTCTAACCTTCCCTTCTTTTTTTATTGAAATCAAAACTAGTTAAACGTGAAAAATGTATTCAATGCGGGGAAAGTTTATTTTTTAAAACAAGACCTAATGTAAAATATTGTTCTACCAAATGTAGAACTGAAGCAAGAAAGGAATCAGGTTATCATAAAAGAAGGCATAATATTAGATGTAAACGTTCTGAAAAGAATTGTGTATTTTGTGGAAATAATATTATCAAAGCCGGGAATCGTAAAGGGGTAAGTAAATTTTGTTCGGATAAATGTATGGTACTTGCAAATAGAAGGCACAATAGCGTAAGAGTTCCAGTAGATGAATATTCTAAAATGCAGAAAGCATTAAGAGGTATGACGTATCTACGTTCTTTACCTTTTTACCTTAATACTTAATCTATTATATTTCGGGTGGTTTAATATATAAGTTTACCTAAACGCTTAAATTAAATACCCGTTTGTATTATATCATGTATGAATATTTCTATGACAATTTTTTGGATTACCTTTTGGATTGTAAGCGGGATAATGGCTTGGGAAATATGGCGGAGTAACGAAGAAGATTGATGTATATA